ACAGGATACAGCGGTTAGAACCTGACTTAAAGGATGGTTCATTCTTTTTTCCTTATCCAACTGATAAGAGTCAGTTGACTTCTGCACAAGTTGATTACAAAGAAAGGAAGCAAGACTTCCTTAATTCTAAAAAGATAATGTGTAAGAACGAAGAAGGTAAATTATACGATCTTTCTAATTGGGTGAAAGAGAATGAGTATTGTTTATTCCCAAGCATACACCCAGATTTTTTAGATGCTTTATCTAGGATATATGATATGGATGCTATGCCTCCAATGCCAAGAAGAGGAAGGACCTTAGAACCAGAAAAAGAGGAACGATATTAATGGCTAGGAGATTTAGATATGGAGGTGGGTATAAAGGGTCTCCTCGTAGAGTTGCCTACAGAATGGTAAATGGCAGGAAGTTTTATGAAAAACAACCAAGAGCATTTCCTTATGGAGTAACTCCTTATGTTGAACCATATTACTGGGTTATAGGGTATGCTCAATATGACGTTATGGGCGTTGAAGATTCTTAGGAGTTAAATTATGGCAGTTACTATTGTTACAAGATCTGGAAAAGGTTCACCATTGACTCATGCTCAAGTGGATGCTAATTTCAATAATCTGAATAGTGGAAAGGATGACACGGTAAATAATTTACCATTAGATACAGTAATGAGTTCGACTGCTGATTTTATTCCTTTTTATGATACTGCGGCTACTGCTGTTAAAAAGATAACTCCCATAAATAGCGTATTTTTTAATAGGACTATTATACTTAAGGTATTGCCTGATGCTATTCCAACCTATGTGGGTAATGGGATTGCATCAATAACTATTCCTCTTGCGTTGAATGGACTTTATTTGAGTTCTGTAACTGGAGACCTGGGTGCTCATGTTTATACTGCAGGGACTACTGGAACTACAGATATAATGTTACATAATCTTACTCAGGCAGTGGATATGTTAACTACCGTTATTACTATTGATACTGGTGAGACCGATTCTTCTACTGCTGCTGCTGCTCCAGTTGTGGATACAGATAACAATCAGGTTTCTACAGCGGATGTTATAAGGTTTGATATCGATGCAATTTCTACAGGAACTGCGGCCAATGGGTTGGAAGTAAGAATGCAATTTAAAGGATCATAATGTTACAATCTTATACACAAAGTCATCCCCCATCAGTTACTATTAAACCAAAATTGGTTCCAGTTCCAGAAGTTATATGCTCTATAAATGAAGACCCAGAAAAGATAAGGGATAATATAAAGAGCAGTATTAAAAGAGGACTTCCTCAAGTAGAGCCTTACGAGACTCAGGATAAGGTGATTGGTCTTGCTGTTGGAGGTTATACTCTAGAAGAAACCTTTCCTGATCTGTTGGAAAAAAGAAAGAATGGGATGCCGGTTGTATCAGTAAATGGTTCTCATAAATATTGTATGGAACGTGGATTAATCCCTTCGGCAATGGTAATGTTAGACAGCAGGGAATTTAATAATAGATTTATTTATCCTTTGTCTAAAGATTGTAAATATTTTATTTCTTCTCAGTGCCATCCTTCCGTATTTGATAATCTAGAAGGTTATAAGGTATGGATATGGCATTGCGCTGGGGACACAGATAATGAAGACTTATTGAAAGAACAATACGGTGATAAATATTTTACCATTATGGGCGGCTCTACTGTAACTTTAAGAGCAGTCCATTTATTTAGAATGCTTGGATTTTCCAAGTTTGAGGTATATGGTTTCGATAGTTGTATCATTGGTCAACATCACGCTTATGAACAGAAAGAAAATGATGATGAGCAAGTAATAGATGTAGTGGTCGCTGATAAAGAATTTAGATGTACTGCGGCTCATTATCATCAAGCAAAGGAATTCGTTCAGATGATTGCAAAAACGGGCGAACATTATGATTTGGCTATTCATGGAGCTGGCCTTATTTCTCATATTATTAAACATCCAGACTCATTACGGAAAAAGGAGGAGGTAAACTAAAATGGCTGCTACTGCTTGGGCTTTCTATAATTCCTTTAGGGAAAAATTAGGCGAAGGCGATTTTGATTTAAGCGGAACNAGTGTAAATTTTACAATGTCACTACATACTAGCGCGGCTAGTGCCAATGCCGCGAATCCGGTATTGTCAACATATGCTTCGATATTGAATGAAGTGGCTAATGGTAATGGATACACGACTGGAGGCAAATCNGTCTCTGGAAGAACTTGGGCTGCTGGCGCGTCTGCCGGTGTGTTTCGTTTTGATTCAACTGCCGTCGTATGGACTGCAACTGGGGGTGATGTAGATAGNGTTAAGTTTGCTATNATATATCAGTCNGGTGGAAAATTGGTGTGTTATTCTAAATTAAGTACGTCTCAATTTAATCTAACGCAAGACAACACACTGACTGTTACTCCAAGTGCCAATGGTATTTTCGAGTTAACCTAAAGGGGGTAAATCATGGGCGTAGAAACAGCCACATATATTAGTCAACTTTCGACTACAAATCCCCTTGGAAGTGATCCGATTTCAGAGGGGGATCAGCAGATTCGTCTCTTAAAAACTGTACTTCAGGCACAATTTAGTGGACTCTCTGGAACAACTGCTGTTACGGCAGATGGCGCGGAGATGAACCTATTGGATGGATGTACGGCTACCACTACTGAATTAAACTATTTAGACATTACCACGCTTGGTACTTCTGCAAATTCTAAGGCTGTTACTCAGTCGGCTGGGGGCGCAATTGTACTAGGANCAACCGCTGGAGATCANACGGTAGATATTGCATCTCACGATCTTGTAGATGGTGGACTTAAATTGGCAGGTACATTAGTTACTGCGTCCGCTACTGAAGTAAATCTATTGGATGGTAAGAGTGTGGTAGGTGATGCTGTTTTAGCAACTGACCAATCATGGAGTGGGGCCCAACGAGGAACCCCACAAACTATTACTCAAGGTACGTTAATAGATTTGGATACGGGAAACAATTTCCTCTACACACCAGCAGCAGCGGATGAATTATCTTTTGCCAACGAAACCACTGGTCAATCAGGATTTATAAAGTTAATTAATCCATCGGGATATACGATTACGTTAGGTTCAGAAGTGAAAGCGGTATCTACTTTTGCGACTGACGTTACTGTCGCAGGTACTTACCTTGTTACTTATTTCTCTGACGGAACTAATGTTTACGTCTCAGCCTCGGCGGCCCTTGTATAATGTCAGTACTTCAATCAGGCATAACTAAATCGTTAGCCGAAGCCTACACCATTGATCAATCTCTGAGGTTTACTAGGGCTGATCAGAGTTATTTAGAGAGGACAAACGGCACTCCCACTGACGGAAAAAAATTAACGGCTTCTGTTTGGGTAAAAGGACCAAGCACAGTTGGTGGTGGCGTTATGCTGGAGGCCCGTAGTACAGACTGGGATTGGTGGGGTATTGATGCGGGGGTTAGTCAGGCACATCCAGAGATGAGATGCTACTTATACGGAGCACAAAGTCGTGCTGATGGTGCTGATGTAAAAAGTTATCCTTACTATCGCGATCCATCCGCTTGGTATCACTATATGCTTGTTATAGATACTACATTAGCGGCGGCTGACGATAGAATAAAATTCTACGTTAATGGAGAGGCAGTATCTACAAATGTTATCCAGTCTGTAGATCAAAATGAAGTTACTCCCGCCTTTAATGAGAGTGGTACTGTTCAGTCAATACAAGATAACGACAATGGTTCAGCCATAGATTATTTATCAGAGTATCATTTTATAGATGGACAAGCATTAACTCCATCCGACTTCGGAGAAACCAGCGGAGTCACTAATCAGTGGATACCTATTGAGTATACAGGAACCTATGGAAATAACGGATTTTATCAGTCATATGGTACTCCACATAATACAGTGGCATTTACTTCTGCTGGAGCAAATACTTGGACTTGTCCTGCTGGAGTAACTTCCGTTGAAATATTAACTGTTGCTGGCGGCGGTGGTGGCGCTGGTTCCGATTCTGGTAATGAAAGTGCAGGTGCAGGTGGAGGTGGTGGAGTAGTACATAATTCATCCTATACGACCGTACCCGGAGTAGTTTATGACATTACTGTTGGTGTGGGCGGTGTAAAGGGATTTCCCAACCAGTCAGGTTCGTCTAATCATCCCGATAAAAGAGATGGTGGTGATGGTGCAGATTCAGTTTTTAATGTAAACGCTGAAGGTAGTGGTGCTACTGTAACTGCCGTTGGCGGCGGTGCTGGCGGAGCAAGTGGCGGTTGGGATGGTGGCTCTGGTGGTGGTAATGGTAGAGGCATGGGCACGAATGGTGATGCAACCCAAACAGATTCTGGCGGTGGCACAGGCTACGGAAACGATGGTGGT